AAAGTGATGCAATTTCAAATTTCAGTTCCCAGCGTGTTACTCCTGATATGCTGTCCGAATCAACCAAGCAGTTTATTAACGCAAGTGGCGGCGGTACAATAAATAATCTTGCGGACGACGAGGACCTTGTGTCTGTAGACAAAGGGGAAAGCTTAAGTGTTTTAAAATTTGCCGACCGCCCTTTTAGTCCTGACAGATTCAGCGGCAAGGGGTATAAGATATTGCGTAGGAATATTGTTTGTGGAAAGAATATTCTTACCCAGGAAATGATAAATCAGCCTGATACTATATATGAAATCAGATATGATTTTGATTTGGATGGCGCTGAGATAAGCATTCCTGAAGGGTGTATTCTAAAATTTAATGGGGGGCGTTTTTTAAATGCGTTGAATATCAAAGGGGATGTAGAAAACAAATACTTAATGCCGGAATGGTTTGGCGCGTCCAACGACGGTAAAACAGACAGCTCTGATGCATTTAATGCAATCGTGCGGATATGTCGCAGTATAAGATGTTCCAATAAGAAGACTTATCTGTTTACCAAAGACATAGATGCAAAGATTTTGAATGAATTGTCGATTGACATGAATATGTCTTCTTTCATAGATTTCCATATTGTCATAAACATGAATGATGGAATAAATGATTGGAGATCGGCATACTCTTCTATCGGGCTTTCAATCAAAGAAGGATTTATCATGTCTAAAGGCAGCGATACGAAATACCGTAATTGGCAAATTCCTGTCATAATCAGTGGGGTTCCTGTACATTTGGATAATATGAATATAAGGCGGGTTCCTTATATACTGGCATTGGCTGATAGATATATTGATGTCATGCGTTGGCATAATGTCATTTATTATTCATGGGAGGACACCTATTCAGATGTAACATACCGGCTTGATGCTATAAATGTGGTGTTAAGGGATGGTACTATATCCAAAATGAATGAGGGACAAGAGTTAGCGGGAGATGCTTGGATATTTAATTCGGTAAATGAATTCAGAGGGTATAACGAAAAAAGGACTTTTGATTATAAGTTAGGTACATTCAGAGGAGGACTGTATACTAACTTCATTAATTGCATACAAAGCAATATAACATTAACTCAAAAAATCAAAGCTAATTTTACCGGCTGTCACTGGGAAATCAGCGGAGTTACAATTGAAGGTAGTGGAGGTCTCATTCAAGCCAACTTTATAGGCTGCTATTTTTATATGAATAGCAGGATATTAAGTGAAAATCAAGGCGTAACATATATTGGTTGTTATTTTAGAGGGCTATGGGATAAAGCCGGAGATATGACAATGCCTGAATTTTTGAACAATACTGATATTGTGGATATGAATTGCGTGTTTCTCAACTGTAGAATAGGGGGGACATTGGTTGATACAAATCGGTACAAAGCCTGTTATTATAATTATAAGAGAACGACTTCATTAGGAATGCGCCAGTATGTTATGGACGCTTTTAACAAAGGAAATATTGAATTAAGGGATACCGGTAACATTATTAATAACCGGGAGAATGGAAATTATAAATATACAATATATCTGTTGTGTGGAGAAAATATACCTATTGCCAAACGTGTGTTTAATATGGATATTACTGATAGTGATAAAGGGAAAACGCCATATTTCTATATAAACCCGGGTAAGAACTATGGGTTTGAGGTATACAGAGAGTCACCTAACGGGAAAAAAGAAGTTGTTGTTGGATTCAGTTCGGTTAATGACGTTGAAACCTTATCGTTTCAGGATTTTTCAGACTGTGCATTAATCGGTGAACATGATTCTACCTGGTCAAGTATGAAGACATCGGTATTGCTGTGGAAACCAGTAAAGGACGACATACCGGACAAAACTTTATACCCGCATTTCTTTTACAATCAGGGAGTCTTGATGTCAACGAATGGGAATTTAAAAAGTCCTTTTTTTGATTTTTGCGCAATTCCATGTTTAAATGTAGGAGTTACTTCACAACGTCCTGGCAATGCAGATAATGGTTTTCAATTTTTTGATGTGACCCTGCGTAAACCTATATGGTGGAACGGTTCTTCATGGGTAGATGCCAGTGGAGCTACGGTGTAGTGTTTTACTAATTATTTATAGGGGGGGAGCATTTGAAAAACTAAATCATCAGTTTAGCGGCAGTTCGCTGATATGAAAATAACATCTTATCCACCACACCTAAGATGTTATTTTTCATACCAATAATAGTTGATGTTATTTAAAAATGTAATAACTCACTTCTTAAAAAGTCTTTCATACACTACTCCCGGTTGCATCTACCCACTCATTAGTATCGTCATTCTTTTTCCAAACCGGTTTGTTAAGAGAAGTATCAAAATAATAAAAGCCAGCAGGAACATTAGTTGGTCTATTTTCACTATTCCCTTGTTTCCTAGTATTCGCTATAATACCATTTTTATCAAGCCAATTGGTTCCATCATACTGATATTTATGACCTTTTACATATGCGGAATCACCTGCTACCCACTGGCCTTCTGTTGGTATCTCTTTCAATAATACAGTGACATTCATACCGTTATTCTGGTATACGAACCCGACAGGTGATTGTTCATCTATTATATTGTATTTTTCATCTTCATCATCAATCTCCCATTTAGTCGAATTGCCGACAATAGTTTCCCCGTCATCAATTAATATAGCAGTACCACAAGCCAATAGCGGTAAATATATTTTATGTCTTTCATCTAAATTGAATGTTCTTCTTAACATTGCTGTTGAATTCGAATATATTGTAGAGAACAAATATAATCGGATAACCTTATCATTTTCCAGCCTATTTATACTGTAAGAGTGAGATCTTTTTGTTATTATCTTGCGTGCCTTATCCAAGACCTCATATAATTCGTATTTATAATCACCTATTCTAAGTGTGTTATTATAAGTAAAATATATCCTTTTTGCCGGGATTAAACTGATATTATTTTCATAAAAATAATATGACAACTTATTGGTTATAGATGAAGCGCATACAATTCCATTATAATATCTGCCGTTCATAGACGGAACTTCATATATAGTACCTTTCTCCTTTATGAATACATTTTGTTTGTAGTATATATCACCATGATTTGATGAGACACTAACATAGCTATTGATAATTCTAACATCCGCATTCTTTTTTTCGACATATATGCAGGTAGGTTCTTGTATATAGACCTGCTCTTTTACATATCCATGATTATTAAATACACAATCTTGTATTATTAGAAAATTTGAACTTGATTCTCCTTTAAATGTGAATATTGACTTTTCATCAACATTTAGAGGACTTCTATGGAAATAGCATTTTATAAAGGTAGATGTGGAATCTTGTAATTTTATTTTATAGTGAACGGTATCTTCATTATGAAGCCCAAAAACAAAAGCGTTAGCATAATATAAATATACCCCGCATTGTATACCATTTCGGAAAGTAATATTCGGATTGTTTGAAAAATAAAAATTCATGTTATAGCAGTTATCTATAACTGTATTGTCGCCATTACTCTCCCATTTAACATTAAAATCCTTATGGGCATCATATTGTGGATTTTTCAATCTTGCCCTGTCATCAGCTCTTATATTATAGAGGCGTACATTATCTGCATAAACAGGAAATACAATGATTTTATTAAAGTGACTTATAAATACATTCTCTATATTTATATATCCATCAGATACTATAGCATGTGCATTAGGATAATATTCCAAGTATTCTGTTTCTTGCCAACCTGAGTACTTATATCTAATATCCAAGTCTTTTATCTGCATAGTTGCATAAGGTGTGCTTAATGGATTAAAATCATCATCTAAATTACAGTATATGGCATACCCATCATCTATTTGAGATAAAATAATACTACGAGCATGCCCACATCCTATTAGGCTATTATAAATATTAAGAACTATTTTTCTGCTGATATTGTATATTTTATCTGATAGTTTTACTGTAGGACAAATATTCAAAGCCTGCTGTATGGCAGCGGACCAATCCCCATCTTTAGGAGAATGAAACCACTCCGGACGAGCATGAGTATTTTCTATTTTTCCTTCTAAAAAGCCATTACTTATACTTCCACCTTGAAAATAGAACATACAACCTTCCGGCAAAGTTATGGTGGTACCATCCAAATCAAAATCATACTGAATCATATAAATTGTATGAGGCTGATTAACCATTTCCTGCGTAAGTATATTTTTACCGTCCATAATATTCCTGCGCAAGATTTTATATCCCATTCCCACATATATTCCAGGATTATAAGCACGGTCAGCAAATTTTAAAACACTTAAGTTTTCCCCTTTGTCTACAGACACAAGGTCTTCGTCGTCCGCGAGATTGTTTATCGTACCGCCACCACTTGCATTAATAAACTGCTTGGTTGATTCGGACAGCATATCAGGAGTAACACGCTGGGAACTGAAATTTGAAATTGCATCACTTT